GGCTTCACTTTTCCAGTCACGGCTGTTTTTAATTTAGAGCCGGGATTTAATCTTCGGTATGCTTTGACACCGGCTCGTGTCATACCAGCTCCAGACTTTGTAGATCTGAAATTCTTTTTGTTTCTCGCAGGCATAGTGCCTTTGTTATATAATTGTCTTGGCATTTGTGATCTAGATATCATACATCCTCGTCATATCAATAATTCCACCCATAGCTGCTTTTTTTCTTTTTGCAAATGTTGCAGCTCTACTAGGGGTTGGCCCAGTATTTGCCTTGGCTTGTTTTCTCTTTACGGCACCCGCACGCTGACCTTTGCTCATCGCTCTTGCTTTTGCAATGGGCACGCATTTTGGATATTTTTTTCTTTTTTCTCCACCACTTCTTCCACACTTCGGGAATGAGCCATCCGATTTTTTGTTTGCAATATCTACCCAGTTTTCTTTTACCCATGATCTTAAACCTTTTTCGGCCATTAGACATCCATCATTTTAGTCATATCCATAAGTCCACCGTTAGCAGCTTTTTTTCTTTTCTTCTTGCCACCTGGTGTAACTTTACCTGAGCATACAGCTGATGCGTACATGTTAGCATATGCTGATGGGTACACTTTAAATTTTCTTTTCGCTGCCGCTTTACCTCTAGGACATAGTTTTGCCATTATGAATTTCTCCCTCTAGCTTTTGGATTCATTCCTTTTTTACAGATTCCGCCGCCTTTTAAACTAGCTCTTCCACCACCTCTAAATAAATCTCTAGACATTTTTCTTTCAGTTCTAGCTAATTGTTTTTCATCTGCTGCAGCGTCAGCTATTTTTTTAATACTTGACATATCTCCTTTTTCAAATTTTTTATCTAAACCCTTACCTACATTTTTTCCAGATATAGCTTCTTCAAATTGAATCATTGCAATTTCTTTAGGCATGCCTTCTTTTTTACTATGTATAGATTTTGTAGCTTTAGCAAAATCTTGCATTAATTTTTCTTCTTTTTTCTTTTTTTCAGCTTTTTTCTTTTCTTTTCTAGCTGTTATTGTTGACGGATATTCAAATGCCATTAGATTAACCCTTTATAGTATTTTGCATAAGATTTGTTTCCAACTTTAACACCCCCTAAGTCTCCAGAAATATAACTTCCATTATAATTCTTTTGAGCTTGTCTAATCATTGAGTTGCTGCCATCAGAAAAATGTTTTCTACCTAATAAAGCTTCTTTAATAACAGAAGTTTTTTTAGTCTTCTTCTTTTTCTTGCCTTGCATCTGCTCAATAAGTTTTTTAATGTTACGTTGACTCATTATCTATTGATCTTACCTTTTTTCTTAGCTTTAGAACCAAATTTTCCGTAAGACTCATCTCTGCTAGCTTTTAACTGTGCAGGTGTTCTTTTCTTTTTGATTCTCATAGCGATAGATTCATCTTTTCTATCTTTGTAGCCCTGTTTTTTCTTACCAACTTTTTTCACGGCTCCACCTTTTTTATACATTTTTCCGCCTCTCATTCCCATGTCTGGTGAATAAAAGCCAGAAGCTTCATCTTTTCTTGCAGTGCCAGAAATCATTTTTCCGCCACCCATTGCTCCTGCACGTCCACCTTTATTGAATCTGAATCTTGCAGGTCTAACTCCATTTTGTCTCATTATTTTTTACCTCCATTACGAAATATTTGTGTACCCTTTATACCAAAAATACTACCAACTACAAGGATCCATAATGTGGAAAACCAGGTCGGCAGTGCTGCGAAGTGTTCAAAGAAAATTTTTACCTTCTCCATAGCAACTGGATTGTCTGAAAAGACTCCCCAAGCAAGCACAATTATAGGGGCAGACAATATTACGAGAACAAATTCGTCCTTATAATCGTTTTGACGTGCTTCTAATAATTTACCCTGGTATTGTTCCTCACCACGAGCTTGACGCTCTGCATGTAGCAGTTGTGCGTCTGACATAGCGACTTTTGCCTTCTGCTTATTAGCATAAATCTTACTTCCAGCAGAGACGGCTAATTTAATTGCCGATAACCACATGTTAGTACCAAGTAGCTTTTTTACTCTTTGACTTCAGCATTCTTTTAGTTCCTTTAACTTCAACTTCATCACCAGTTGGTAATACATTTGATTGCATACCATTAGCTAAAGTCTTAGTTCTAGGATCTCTCTCCAAGTTTTGACCTGGAGTTTCAATATCAATACCTCCGTTAGAGAAGCCATCTTTATTGATGTCCAATGCTTTGTTTACATTTACTTTTTCAGCCATTTGTCCTCCTATTTTTTTCTTAACTTGCCTAATGTTATAGCAAATCTAGCTCTTTGTCCAAGTTTTCCTGGTTTCTTAGCCGCTGCTTTTAACTTTGACTTAGGAATTGTCTTACCTTTTTTAACTCCTAAAGATTTTCTTAGTGAACCAGGTTTTTTTATCGCTTTTTGGATAAATTTACTGCTTCCACCTTTTTTAAACACTCCTCTACCTTTAAGAATGTCTGCTTGTGTAACTTTTCCGTCACCTGTTAGGTCTGGGAACTTTTTTCTCATCGATTTTCTCCTTCATATTTTTCAATTTCAACACTTGGCATCATTTTATCCACATTTGGAATAGATTTGCTCAAAATTGTCTTTTCGATTGATGTATCAGCTCTTAGTTTTGCTAATTGTTCGTTCTGATCCAACTTATCTCGCTTGTCTTGTTGGTTCATCATAGATTTCATACGATCAAGATTGATTCTTTCCTGACCTTCAACCTTTTTACGCTCGTTATCCATAGCTCTAAGATCTAATTCTCTTGCTCTAAGCTTAGCGATAGGGTCATTTCCAAAACCTGACGTGACTTCTCGCTCTTCTTTTAAAAATTCTTCCATCATTTCAGCAATCAACACAGCTTTTCTTGCTTCAAGTCTTTGTGTCATGGCTTGTAACTGCTGTGCAACTTGTGGATTTTGTTGGGCCATCTGTTGCATCTGAGCAAGTTGTGGAATTTCTTGTGCAAACTCTAATTCAATTTGCTCTTGTGCCATCAAACTTATGTGCTCCATAATATTTTTTTCCATCGCAGCTGTAATCATAGGATTATTTTTAGCAATATTAGTTGCCATAAAGTTTAAATGCGATGTGATGTGTGCTCTATGGTCTTGACCAGGAAAAGCTTGAAAAGGTTTACCAGCTAAAGCCATAATATTTTCTAATGCAGGATCCATTGGAGCAGGTGGTTGTGGTTTAACTAATAACGTATCAATATTTTTTACACCTAAGGCTTCATACATATTTCTATACGCTTGATACAAATTATGTATTTGCGGATTAGATGTTGCCAGCTGCAACTCTGTTTGCGCGAGGGATATACGCTGAGTTTGTGAAAAGATGTTAGGGTCCGCAACTGGCAGTATATCTACTCGATCATCAAAGTCTTGTTGTTTAATCATTCTTTGACCCCCAACTACATCATATGGATATTCCGGTGGTAGATATAATTTGAATACTCTTGCTAGCATTTTAAATTCTTGTTTTAAAGAAGAGTAAATTCTTTTGTGTATTGCGGACATAACTCTTGATCCTCTTTCCAGAAGAGCAACAGTTGTTCCAACAGCCGCTTGTTGATTACCATCACCGACTTGCATATCTGCAATCGATGCAAATCGTTGACCAGCTGATACAACAACACCCATTAATTGTAATAATGTTTGAGATGGTTCTTTAAATGGTAACATCATAAACGAATCTTTTAAGTTACCACCCGGTGCATCTACATCTCTAAACTCACCAGGTTGAATTGATTGCGCGTCATCTCTAATTCTAATGCCACGCATTTTAAATCCTGCGGGTAGGTTGGAGAGCGTACCCGCATCCAATAATTGACGAAGAGCTGCAGTTGCAGTTCTAGACAGACCACCAATCATATGGATGAGACCAAAGCCGTAAAATCCTAGTCCCGGTAAAAACTTAAAGTGGACAAAGTATTGGATCTTCTCTTTCTTTGGATCTCCAATTTCGTAATTTCTTCTAATAGCTAAAACTTGTCTTGTAGCTTCTTCAACAGTTACAATGTAAGGAATTTTTATTCCTGATTGTTCACCCGTTTCTTGATCTTGATCTTCAAAACCTTCAAGGTCTAAATTAACATGACACTCTAGCAAAGTATAAATGTCATCGTCTTTAGATTTTCTTTGACCTTCTAGTTCTCGTTCTTTTTTCTCAACTTCGTTTTCTTGATAACCAGGTGTACCTAATTCTACATCTAAATAAAAACCTGCAACTTGTTGTTTTCTTAATTCGTTTTTAGAAATTTTAACCCGGTGGATGATTGCTTCCGCATCGTCTAATGAGGTAGCCGAATAGGGAACAATCAAATCATCCGCAGGTACAAACTTCGATGTTGCTTTACCAGAAAGTTCATCA